ATGTTATTACCGATCTGTTGAAATTTACATACACTTCCGATAAACTACACGAAGGAATAGAGTCAGGTTCCGAAATAATAATTTACAACATACCATATTTCTACGCTATCCGCGCAGAAACTGTAGATAATTACGAAAATATATTAAAAGAGGTAGAGGAATTACAGAATGTCGATTCAATTTAAGTACGCTGAGACGACTTGCACCAACGAACCATTCGCCGAACAAGTCGCCAACGCTAACAATCCAGCTCTACCCGAAAGTGTAATATCTAAAATTGTCGACGAGTTTCATCAGGTCAATAAAACTGCCATAATGGAAGGCGATGTTATCTACATTCCCATATTGGGACCATTCCAGAAAAAATACGATTCCCTGTTAACAGCTGATGAGATTCCTACAACAAAAGCAGAAGAACCTGAAGTCGAACTCGAAGAAGTAGTTGAAGATATTCCCGAAGAAAGTACCCTCGAAGAAACCCCCAGCGAAGGCGAAAAGCGTGCTGTCGAGGAACCTACTGAAATAACTGAAGAAAATATGTCACCCGTCGAAGAATATGGCGGGTTACAAGTTCGATTATATCCATATACATTCACCAGACCAAACGAAACAATCGAAGCTGTTATTCGATTGTACAACGATATGAATGTTAGTCGAGCAATCATTAACAAGCTAGTATATGAATTTTCTAATATCAACACAGACTCATTGCCGCCAAAACTAGGACAGACAGTTCAAATCCCCGTACTGCTACCGTTCTGCTACCGTCACGAAAACAAGCACAAAATTTTTACCGATGAATGAATTTGAGCTATTTAAGTGGAGCGCTACTGCGTTTATCACTATTAGTGCCATTCTAGTATCATTTAATATAAAATGGGCAACTGAATGGTGGGCATATGTTGGATTTTTGATTGGACATATTATTTGGGCCGCTGCCGCTTGGTATATGGAAGAGTGGGCATTGCTGTGGCTTAACGGATCATTCATATTTGTAGACTTCTACGCAATATACATTAGACTAAATAAAGAGATAGGAGATAAAAATGGAAGTATTTTTAGCAAAACTAACATCCGGTGAAGAAATTATCGGAAAAATAGTAAAAGAAACCGACGACGGAAAGCTCATTGCTAAGGACGTTCGTGTGCTCATGGCTCATCCTGGAGCTGACGGGCAGATGGCAGTAGGGATGATTCCATGGATGATTGGTGCGCCAGACTCAGACATCGCCATCAGCAAATCTGATATCATCGGCGTGCCTGACGGTGCACTTCCTAAACAGCTAGAAGATAGCTACCTCCAGCAGACATCAGGTATTGCCTTTGCGTCTGCAAGCGATGCAGGAATTCAAGTTTAAATGCCAATAGTGGTCTACAAATGTGATACGTGCAAACGTGAAATCGAGCTTCAGCGAAATGTTGAAGGGCTCGAACACGTCGGTCGTTGCATCATCACACACGGATGCAGAGGCAAACTGTATCAAGTAGACCTACTACCGGATTACATTAGGGGGTCGTTACCCGACCCCGTATCCGGGTTAGATGATTGGAGAAGCAGAAAAGTGCTTCACAACCATCAGCAACCGGTAGAACGTGATGAGTGGATTATAAATCATGATATGGGCGTCGTCCCTATCGTATCAGTATTTGTTGATCGTCCACTGCAAGACGATCCTAACAACCGAGATGAAATCACACCAACAGATATCATCATAGTGAGTGATAATACCGTTCGCTTAGTATTCGATAGACCTTGGTCAGGGATTGCTCAGCTTATAGCAAGACAATCAGATCCAGATTTATTTAATCCTAAGACTCGTATAATCGAAACGGAAGATCCTGCAACACAATTTTCGACCACCAGCGAAATTACCATCGCTACTCGCGTTGGAGCGTTTGATCCCAATAATAACATTCAGCTACGTGTCGAGTATTCAACCCCAGCGAACACGACAGAAACTCTCGACTATGAAATAGATACTCAACCTGATATACTATCACCATGGGTTGACTACGAAGACGGAATTATCATTAAAGGCCAAATTTATACAGTTCGATCGTTTACTGCATTCGCGCCAGAGATGTCGTCTGGTATTATAGGTTCAGGATCTACCTTTACGTTTACTAAGGCTGCTGATCTTGGTGGTAGCCCCGTATCGCTAGATGATATTACTCCTGGGGATATTTTAATACTATTAGCTGACGCCCCATATCAAACGGTTGATAAGGTTCTTGATCAATTTATTGACGTCACGTCCGTATCAGCAGAAGAAAATGTCGGTGGATTCTATTACAATAACGGCGAATTCTTCGCCGTGTCAGGTATAGCACAAAATATATACCCTCTTATTCGTTCGCTGTAACAGTTGACGTTAAGCACAACCTGTCTATATAATACACTTCTATGGATAATAATAAGCAGAAACTTCTGATCGAATATCTAGCTTCCTCTACAGATACCTTCGGCGTATGTCAAGCGATCGTTGATCCTGAATATTTCGACCCTGAATATAAAAACGCGGTTCGGTTTATGAAGGATTATTTTGAGGAATATAGCACAACTCCTGACCGAACGCAAATCGAAGCGGAAACTGGAGTTCATCTCGAAGAAAGAGAAGTTAGAAAAGATCAGCTTGATTATACCACCAACGAAATAGAATCATTCTGCAGACGTAGAGCGATAGAAAAAGCCGTACTCGCATCACCAAAAATGATCGAAGAAGGTAACTACGGAAAAATGGAATCGATGATACGAGACGCTGTCTTGATATCACTAAATCGAAACCTAGGCCTTCGATATTTCGAAAATCCAGAAGAACGTCTCGAACGGATGATGAACGAAAGCCCCGTATTATCAACTGGGTGGAAAGACGTTGACGAAGCACTGTTCGGAGGAATCTCCAGAAAAGAGTTATTGCTTATGTCAGCTACATCAGGTGGCGGTAAATCAATTACTCTATCTAACTTAGCTTTCAATATGATACATTTAGGATATAATGTATTGTACATATCGCTAGAACTTGCAGAAGATGTTGTAGCACAACGTTTCGATACTATGTTCACAGGCGTTAGTCGAAAGGTGTGGAAACAGCACGTTAGTGAAATTACTACCAGACTTGATGCTGTAAACGTAGAAGGGATGGGTGTTCTTGATATTAAATTATTACCATCAGGAACAAAAGCAAATGAAATTCGCGCATATTTAAAAGAATACAATTTACATTATGGTATAATGCCAGACGTTCTAATTATCGATTACATTGATAAGATGACGCCGAACCAAACAATAGATATGAGCGATGTCTGGACAAAAGATAAATTAGTGTCTGAACAAGCGCGTGATTTGGGTATTGAATATAACATGGCAATCGCTACTGCTTCTCAGCTAAATAGAGACGCTCATAAAGCAACACGAGTTGGACATGAGCACATTGCAGGTGGCGTTAGTAAGATTAACGAATCTGACGTATACTGGTCTATCCAGCTGACAGAGCCGATGAAAGCATCGGGGCAATGTGCGTTTACGTTCCAAAAAACACGAAATAGCGATGGGGTAGGTCAAACCGTTTATTTAAAATGGGATGGTGCCCATCTAAGAATCCTCGACGAAGACGATAGGGGCGGACCCGACAGATTGGAGTTCAAGAAAAAGGACACCAAAAGCGACTTCGTTGACACCTCCAGCACGTCTGAAGGAAACTCTCTTCTGGACTTAATGTCATCTGTGTGACATTGGTCTGGTTGATAACTAAAACTATAGCTAGCAAATAGGAGAAAACTAAAATGCCAAAAGTAGAAGATATTAAGGTACTAAACATCGACGGTACCCCATACGCAGTAGACGGTATGTCTGACGAAGTTAAGGCCATGGTCGAAATTTTTAACGAGTGGGCGCAGGACGAAGCTGATGCTCGTAATCGTCTGATGCAGGTCAGTGCTGCAAAGAATGATCTTTCTCGTCAGATCATCCTCCAGGTTCGTAAGGAAAAGGAAGAAGCGGAAGCAGTTGAAGAAGACACAGCTGAAGAAGTATCTACCGAAGAAGTTCCAGAAGAATCTGCAGATTAAGCCTGGTCGAGGGTAATATGAAACAAAATAAAATAACACATATCAAGTATACGAGAGCCACCAACCTAGGAGGCGGCGAATCAGGTGATATTACTGAACGGTATATCATCCCAACATTTATCCCTCAGGATAATATCAAAGCAATCGATGTAACATCACTGTCTGAAGAAGAACGAGATGAGCTGCAGAAACTATGGAATGACTATCAGTCATACTATCAGAATGCCGTAGCTTCGTTGTTTGACTTTGATACGTGGGTGGAACATTCTACCGGAAAGAGCGTTGAAGCAAAATGGCGCACTTTCAAAAAGGAAAACACCGAAATTCTTGATTGACTGTTTCATAAAACCTAAGTAAAATAAAGCCCGGCTTAATATGCCGGGCTTTTTCGTTTAAGGACCTATTAATACATGAAGCATATTGAAGATTTGACTAAAGATCAGATGCTGCACATCGCTAGCAATCTTTCTAAAATGAGAGTTACAGAAAAAATTGACGGATCCAATCTCGTATTTGGGTTTGATGATGATGGACAGTTATATACGTCGCGTCTTAATAAAGGACGAGTTGAAAGGTATTACGATCCGTCAGACTATGAAAATATTCCAGTCAATAACACGTTTAAAGCTGCTCATGCTGTATTAGCTCTACATTTTCAAGCAAACCCTATTGATAAACCAAATTATGGAACCGTATACGAATCCGAAGTTCTTTTCGGACGTCAGCCAAATGCAGTCGTATATGGGTCTAATCGTATAGTATTCATTAGTAAATTCCCTCACCCATTGCCAGAAGATCAATATACCGTCACTACCGATATGATATTTTCCGACGACGGTCGAAGCACTTACACCGAAAGCGTAACATCTACGTGGGCAATTGATAATGTTCCAGTCGTTCAAGTGCCCAACATTTACCTTGATGATTCATTATCAAAAGAACAAGCCAAAGATATTCTCGTCGAAAACATACTGCGACACGTTCAACCAACGTTTCGCGATGCAACTGACATTAAACCACATGAAGATTTTGGCGTGGAAGGCGTTGTTATCGAAGATCCTAATACGGGCGATGTTGTGAAGTTAGTGGATAAACACACATTCACCCTAATTAACCAATTCAATTTTGCTATCCGCAACGAACTTAAAGCGGCTGGCCCCAGATTTAATCCCGCGAACAATACGCACCTATACACTACATTTGCGGCTACGGTCGGATATCAAAAAACCTCAATATACGATACAATGCTGTCGGAAATTGCCGATATGGTAGGCATTCCAGGACTTGGTAAGTATATGTCGATTACGCGAACGCTGAAAAAGTATGCAGATCCTCAGCAATTTTTAGCTGACTGGAAGTTATATGATCTCGATGCGGCTAAAGCTGTGTTCGATCACGCGGTTGGGGAAGCGATATATAGACTGACTGCATCAAGGGGTGCATTCCTACGTCAGTGGCAAACATACGAGTTAATATTAACTTCAGGCAAAAGTGTTCGGTATACAGAAGAAATTTACAAAAGAACTCTTGTAGTTTTTGCAGAAATTCTCCGTGAGTTCAATCATATCCGCAATTTAATAGCACAATCCACTAGTTGGATCGAGTTATCACGAGCAATTTACGGAAAACAGATGCAGTTAGCTTTCCCTGACTAATAAATAACGCTAAAGCGTTAACAAAGGGAAAATGCTATGTCTCTACTTCAGGATATGTTAAAAGAAATGGCTGCAGATGGTGCAGTCGGTGCTCACGCAGTTGCAGCCGCTCCAGGATCGTTATTTGGTGGAGGAGCCGTTCGCCGCAAGAAAAAGAAGAAAGTTAAAGAAGCGTATCGCCTCGATCCTTCCGAAGTTGCTATGCCAACAAACAGAAATGTGTGGAATTGGCGTGTAATTGGCGAGATGATGGAAATGGGTAAAGGCCAGCGCGAAGAAACAGCTTTCGATCCTGCTGATGTACTTTCCAAACTTGACGCTGCCGAAACCCGCGTTAAAGCAGAAGACGATACCGTTCCGTTCGGCCTGGAGGACGAAGACGGTAATCTAGTTAAAGTATATGTTCGAGCTGAACAAGCAGATGAGTTTGAAAGCACACTAGCTGCTATGCTTGCTGGCGAAGATGTCGATGAAGACGAAGACGGATACGCCGAATCAGCTGAAATAGCTGAAATCCTATTTGAACTTAAAGATAAGTTTGATATCGTTGACGTCGAATGGCCTCAAATCGAAGGCGATGAAGAGGAAGAACAAGCACTCGAAGGTGGCGATGAAGAGATGGGTGGCGAAGGCGAAGACAGCTTCATGGACGCTATTGGTGGCGACGAAGAGATGGGCGGTGAAGGTGATATGGAAGGCCTCGAGGACATGGAAGGTGAAGGCGATCTCGAAGGTGATATGGAAATGGAACCTGAAGGTGGTGCTGAATCTGCTCTACAGCAGGTCATTGATATGATGAAAGCCGATGCCGAAGCTCGTAAAGCAGAGTCTGAAGCTCGTGCAGAAGAAGCCAAAGCTCGCACGGCAGAAGCTAACGCAAACGCTGCTGGACACAAGGTCAAGCAGGAAGAACAAGTGCTAGATATGGAAACGTACAACGAGCAGAAGAAAACTGAGGAAGAAGAAGCAAAACAGTTAGCGAAGCTCGCAAAATGGAAACACGACCAAGCACAAAGCGCCGAAACAAAAATGGCTGAGGAAGAAGAATCTATTCGCCAAGAACGAGAAATTAATCAGCATCAAGAAACTCAACCAATTTCGGTACAATCGTTAGCCGATGAATTAATACGTAGACTGCAAGGAAGCATCCGATGAAAAATCTCACTTTCAAACAATACCTCACCGAAGGCGTTCCAGTTCAGGATGATGCTGAAGATATGTCTCCTGAAGACATGGAAAAGCGTGCAATGGAAATGCGCAGAAATGCACAGATGAAACGCTCCAATCCTGAAATGGCTAAACGTAAGCAGATGATGGCATTACGCAAGCGTCTCCAGGGTGCTACAGACCCACGTCTGAAAGCCGATCTCCAGCGCCGCATCAAAGAATTGATGTCGGGAGAGAGTAATGAAACTGTTTGAAGTCCTATACGAATGCGAAGAAGTGTGGGTAGATGAAGAGGGCAACATCCTCGAAGAAGCCGCTAAACGCCAATTCAAACGCGTAGGAAATGAAATCAAAAAACGATATCGTTGCATCGGTGGCCCTAAAAAGGGTAAACTGGTAGCAACGCCTGGTGCTTGCGCAACTCGCAAAGATCCAAAGAAGGTTCGCCAAGGACGTAAAGTAATGCGTTCAAAGAAAGGTACTATCAAACGCAAGGCTGGTGTTACGAAGCGTAAGTCGATTTCAAGACTAGTAGCTAAAATGAATCGTAGACTTTCAGGGAAATAACATGAACTTAGACGATATCGCAGAAAGCGGTGTTACTGATTTACAATCGTTCAAAAACAAGCAACGAGAAAAGAACCTTAACGCACTGAACAACAAAATATCCCAAGCAAAAGAGCAGCACTTAAACGGCATCGATCATGCCGTAGCTGCAGCAATTGATAATTTATCGCGCAGCATGCCAGAAGATGAAGCTAACGCAGCAGTATTTCGGCACCTGAGTGATCTTGTGATGATATACGACCTCAGTAAATAACACTAATTGTTTATTTCTGTATAATTTTTGTGTATAAATACCACATGTTTATACACAAAGGTGCACCTGACCTCCCCGACTTAAAATCCAGTACATCCACCACTGGTGTGCGACACTATACGACGCCAACCGGTATTGTATACCCTTCTATTACTACCGTCTTAGGCCACAAAGAAAAACCATGGCTACAAGATTGGAAAAACATGCTCGGCGAAGCCAAAGCCAAAAAAGAAACTAAACGTTGCGCAGATCGCGGCACGGCGATTCATGAAATGATCGAACACTATCTCGACAACAAAGAAAACTTCACCAAAGATTACGCCCAAGAGCATGTTCGTGGATTTAATCAGCTGAAAATGAGATTAAATCATATCGACAACATTAGAGCACAAGAAATTGCTTTATGGAGTGATCAGTTGCGCGTTGCTGGACGTGTTGATTGTATCGGCGAATATGACGGTACGTTAGCTATTATTGATTTCAAGACGTCAAATAACAATAAAGACAAGAGCATGATCGAGGATTATTTCCTGCAGACTACTGCGTATGCGATTATGTGGTATGAGCTAACAGGCGAGCCTATTGAAGATATAGTCATCCTAATGTCCGTAGAAAAGGGTATGGTTCCGCTCGTATTCCGAGAAAAGATAGATAAATACGTTAAACCGTTATTAGAACGGGTCAGAGAATATGAAAAGGCACACCAAAAATGAACGAATATGCTAATTTACAGGAACTGCGAGCTGCTTGGATTTCGGGAGAGTTTCAATATCCCAAGGAATTCAACATTAGCGGCATTCACTATACATTCCGAAAATCATCACCATGGGAATTTGAAAAGGCTGTTCGTGATGGCAGAAACCCATATATGGTGTATTCTACCGCAAAATCAAATAAAGAGGCCGCTAAAGAGCAAGGGCTTAATCAGTGGATTGTGTTGTTGTGGGGTACGTCAGATGGAGTATCTTTAGTGCCATACGATCTTCGTACGATTTCAGCCGCACGCGGTGGGCCTATGTACGAACAAGTTGAGACGATCGGTGATGTTGCTCTTCTCAAGATAGCTCTACCATCTGGTGTTATTGCACTGAAAGGTAAAGTAGATACCGGCGCTGAAATTAGTTCTCTGCATGTTGACGGAAAGCCAAAAGCTGTCGGTCAGATGGTTCAGTTCATGAATCGAAATGCATCACCTAATGCTATACAAGCGCCATTAATAGATCAGCAAGCAGTATCGTCAGCTGATGGCGGAACTGAATATCGTCCAGTAATTGAACTCGATGTTGAAATTAATGGAAAACCTGTCCGTAAAGTAATGTTCAATCTCAACGACCGATCCAGCATGGAATATCCTGTACTGATAGGACAGAATATTTTAGAAAAGACAAATTTCTTAGTCAACCCTAAACAAGATGGCATTAAGGAAGACGAAGAGTGGTTAACGGACGAAGAGATAGATAATATTACCGATCAGGATATCGAAACGCTAACTGAAAATGTTGTGCCAACAATTAATTTGTCAGATAATACCGATCCTGAAAAAATAGCAGAATTATATAAAGCCCTCGATGCGGCAGATATATCAATAAGCGATTTGTTTAAACACGTTCGCACAGAAGCACTACAAAGATTAAAGGACATAGAGTACTAAGATGTTTACACCTGACAGCGCACTTGAAGTAGAAGATTTAATCTACGCTGTTCGAAATAGAGAAGAGCTACTTGCCCGTGAGCTAGAAGAAGCTACTAGCAAGAACCAAGAAGAAGTAGTAGAGGATCTAAAACACGAACTTAGCCGCCTCACTGTTATCCGACACAGCCTCGAACGCCATGCGAACGATACTGATTATCGCAGTGATGTTTTATGCCAGGCAATGGAAATGTTTACTGACTGATGGCTACACCAAAATCTCCATTCTTCGTAGTTCAAGATTTTCTTTCGCCTAAGCAATGCGAAAAGATTGTCGACGACCTTGATTTTTACACTCCCGATTACGACGCGGAAGGTAATCCGATAAAAATGTATCGGTACAGGGAAGAATCAGAAGCGGTAATATTTGACAGACTTCAATTGCTGATTCCAGATATAATGAAATATTATGATACTGAGTATCGCGGAACAGAGACAATTCAATTCGAATACTTTGCTGAAGGCGTAGAAGCAACGCCGATCTGCGAGAATAGCAACTACCTGCGTAAGAAATGGACACGAACAAAAGATCGTGACCTTACTGCCGTGTTATTTTTCAGTGATTATAATGATAATCCACCATTCGATAGTGATTATGAATGCTACGGTGGGAAACTGGAATTTCCGCAACACGGATTTGGGTTCAACCCACAACGCGGAACATTAGTAGTATATCCTAGTGGTCCTCATTTCATCAACGCTACTACACCAATTCAAAACGGTGATTTAGTTCAAGCGAGAATTCACATAGCGTCAAAACTGCCATACCTATACGATCCCACGCAGTTTCCCGGCGATTATCGGACCTGGTTTACCAACGTTTAATCGTTGATATATAATTAGGGTCATAGTATAATACCCTAAATTATCAATGGAGTTTTACCCGTGAACAAGCGTCCTGTAGTTAAATACGAATATTTTTCCGACCACATGAAAATGGTGTTTGCATCAATTGCGGCTGTTATTATTTTAGCAATAGGATTTCTATCCGGATTAGCTGCTGGCATAGCTGCTCCTCCAATGGGCCCTAGAATTACCATTCCTCTGCCTGAACAACCTAATACTGGAAACATAATTCGCGAAAATACGCATAGTGACGTATCTACCGAAATAAGTAGATGGTCATACGCTAATCTCGGCGATGAAATTAAATGTCTTGCTGATAATATGTATTTTGAAGGCAGAAACCAATCAATACACGGAAAGATTGGAATTGGTCTTACTACAATCAACCGCGTTCAAAATAAACACTTCAAAGATAACATTTGTGATGTTGTTTGGTATCAGGCAGTTGATAGACGAACGCAAAAACTAACAGCTCATTTTTCGTGGACGCTTGACGGAAAGTCCGATAAAATCAAGAACAAAGAAGCATATGCAGAAATCTACAGACTAGCAGAAGCTATGCTTGCTGAGGGAACCCTTGACAATTTCCATGACTTCACGGAAGGTTCTACACATTATCATGCTGACTACGTCGATCCATATTGGTCAAATACCATGACAATGGTTGCCCAAATCGACGATCACATATTTTACAAATAACAATAATTATAATGGAGAATAATAATGTCAACAAACGCACTCCCTATTCCTTCCAATTCCAAGGATCGTCAGAAATTTAAACAAGCTCTTGCTGAAATTACCGCATGCATGCAGCGCATGGATGATGAACGTGAGCACATCAAAGACATCACCAAAATGGTAGAAGAATCATTCGAGATCAAAGCTAAGGTTACTCGCAAGCTGGCTTCTACTATGTATAAGCACAATTACGCTGACGTTCAGTCTGAGCACGAACACTTCGAATTCTTGTACGAAAGCATCGTAGAAGGTCGTAAGACTGATGAAGAAGAGGCTGCTTAAATGGGCCTTCGTTTATTAGCTGATCGCATTGCTATTCGTCCGGATGAAGCTGCTACCACGTCAAAAGGCGGCATTGAATTAATTGCCCCCGAAAAAGTAGCTAAAGGCACTATTGTATATGTAGGACCTGGAAAATTTGACGATAAGGGTAACTTCAATCCCGTATCTGTTAATGTAGGAGACCACATTTCATACATGAATGCAAACGCCGAAGAGATTGAACTTGAAGACGAAACTCTTCTAATTCTGACAGAAGACGCTATCTTAGCTGTTCACGTGTAACACCAAGCTGCCGAGACTTGTGCTCGGCAGTGTAATACAATATAATAATAATTTATGAGTTATATAGATGCTGTACGAATAAGAGATGACGTTCTCGTATGGGAACGCACCGAACAAGGACGAGAACTAAAGACTTTTAGAGCTCCCTATTATTTCTATACCCGTGATCCTGAAGGACCATACACGAGCATGTATGGCGATAAACTTATCAGACACGACTTCCCCGATACGCGAGCTTTCCAACAAGCTCGAGAGCGATTCGAATCAAATGGCATTGAATTGTTCGAATCTGATATTCCAATGGAAATGAAAGTGCTCTCTGAGCACTATTACAACGTTCCAGCTCCAAAACTGAACATGACATTTCTTGATATTGAGGTTGATTATTCAACCGAAATTGGATTTGCTTCTATTCAGAATCCGTATGCTGTAATCAACTCTGTCGCGCTTGTTCATATGTGGAAGCGAAAATATGTTGTTCTCGCTATTCCTCCAAACTTAGCTACGATGAAGCCAACTGATGATACTTGGGAAGCAGGTGATGCTCCTGAAGAGTTTGTTAAAGAGATGCACAATATTGCAGAACTACCAGACGACATGGAGCTGGAAATTATCTTCTGCGAAAATGAAACAGAGCTACTAATGTATCTCCTTGAAGAGATCGAAGATAGTGATGTTACGTGTGGTTGGAACTCTGACTTCTTTGATCACCCATACATCGCTAAACGATTGCTTAAATTAGGAAAGAAATATTTCCGCAAGCTATCATTCCCAGGAGCTCCTGATCCTAGGTTCCGTGAAGTCGAAGTCATGGGCAATACTAACGAAACGATTGACATATTCGGCAGAATTGCAGCTGACTACATGGTGCTGTTCCGTAAGTACGAAATGGCTGAACGGCCTTCTTATAAGTTGGAATCTATCGCAGACGAAATGCTGCCAGACTTACCTAAGTTGGAATATGAAGGATCGTTAGCAAAACTATACAGAGATAACTTCGCATACTTCGTTCGATACAACATTCGAGATACTGAAATCCTTCAAGGACTCGAAGAACGGCTGGGTTACGTAGAACTTGCGAACCAGATGATGCATCTATCAACTGGGGTTTGGAAATACGTTACAGGAACGCTGAAGCTGGCTGAGTACGCTGCTGTTAACTACTGTCATCACGAATTGGGTGGGTTGATTGTAAACGACTTCCATAAGGCTGAAGATGCTGGAGGTATTCAGGGAGCGTTCGTTCTCTTGCCACAAGTCGGCATGCACGAAAATGTCGGATCTATTGATATTAACTCTCTATATCCATCCGCAATACGTGCTATTAATATTAGCCCGGAAACGCTAATGGGACAATTTGATGAACGTATTAGAGCTTGCGAAGAAATAGCAAAAAATTCCGCTGCAGCTCTTACTTGTACATTTGATGATGATACGCAAGTACCTCCAAAGCTGCGAGGAAAAACTGTAACCGCTACGGCTGACGAATGGAGAGAAACTTTCTTAGAAAAGGGCTGGGCTGTTAGTGGATACGGAACCGTGTTTAGTCAAGAACACCAAGGCATTATTCCTAAGATCCTGGAAGATTGGTACGCTACTCGTAAAAAGTATCAAAAGATGAAAGCCGAAGCTAAAGAAGCTGGCGATAAAATGAAAGCTACGTACTATGATAAACTTCAGTATGTATACAAGATCAAACTAAACTCATTCTATGGCGCATTAACAAACGCATATTTCCGTTTTTATGATCTTCGCATGGGCGAGAGTACTACTGGTACTGGCCGCATGATTCTACTACATCAATGCGCTGAAGCATGTAAGCATCTTGATGGTGAGTACACTTTACCTGATGTTCATATAGTAGACGATGAAGGACGTGATCATTACGGGTATTCTGATAAATGGTCTGTCGTTTATGGTGATACGGATTCTAGTTATTTTGTAACAAATGCGGAAAGTCCTGATCAAGCTGTGGTAATTGCTGATCGTGTAGGCGATCTTGTTAGTGACTCGTTTCAGCCATTTATGGCAAATACATTTTTAAGTACTGAAGGGTTTAATGATAAGATTTTATGCGGCCGAGAAATTGTTTCCGACCGTGGTATATTTGTTGATAAGAAAAGATATATTCTCCATATCGTCGACAATGAAGGCGATAAAG